TAATGCAATACGAACATCATTAGTCAAAGGTTCTAAACATATTGAACAATCATTAATTGTTGTACTAGTATTTTTTTCTCTATTTATTACTTTTCTAGTTTGTTTTCCTCTAACTCTTGACTGAATTTTACGACTTGCTTTTGACCTTTGCCTTTTTCTGCTTCTAAACTGTTTTTGAATTTTTCTAGCTGCAGAACTTCTTAGTCGCGATGACCCACGTCTTTGCGTTTGAGAAGGCATATATTATAATATAATATAATATAATTTAATTTTATGCTATAGTATATTATTTTTATTCTATAGTATATTATTTTTTATTTTATTATATTTTATTATATTTTATTATATTTTTTTACATAATGCATAAAAGTTTTTATAATAGCTAGTTAATAATACATTCCACGTACTAATCTATTATACTCATCCGGTGTTATTCCAGTAGTAGGACGAGTATCAAGCTGTCTGCTTCTATTATAGTCTGCTGTTGTTATTCTATTAACACTAATAGGTTGAACATTAGCTCTGCTTCTATTATAGGCTGCTGTTGTTATTCCATTAACACTAATAGGAGCCATGCTTCTATTATAGGCTGCTGTTGTTATTCCATTAACACTAATAGGAGCCAAGCTTCTATTATAGGCTGCTGTTGTTATTCCATTAACACTAATAGGAGCCAGGCTTCTATTATAGTCTGCTGTTGTTATTCCATTAACACTAATAGGAGCCCGTGTTTGTATAGGTGCTGATAGTCTCCTATGTGCTTGTAACCAAGTAGCCCATTGTCTATCTGCTAGCTCTATATATGCGTTTCCATTGCGTGGTAAGGTGTTAATTACTCTCGATGAAGCGTCCATAAACCTACGTGCGTTGTCAAATGTTGTTGCGTGGCTCATATTATCTATTAACGCATTAGCACGATTAATAGTATCAATAGTTGCTCTGCTTTGTCTTGGTGCTTCTTGTAATCGTGGATACGTTTGTAACCATACTTGGTTTCGTGCTTCCCTGAAAACTGCTCGTTCACTTTCTGGTAAGCTATTAATTAGTACGTCTGTTTCATTTATCAAGCCAATTGCTTCAATCATAGTAGCAACATTAGCCAATCCTGCTATTAACGCATTAATAGTGTTAACAGTATTATTAATATTAGTACTAATAGGGATTGAAATATGCCTTTGTAGATGATACGGTAGCTCTGGTTCTATAGATGTTCTACATAATGGACAACTTAAATTAGTTGCTGTCCATTGTTCAATACACTTTCTATGAAATTTATGACCGCAACGAATTGTTTTTGTAAGTCTTGGGTACAACATAGTACCATAACATATAGGACATTCTTCAAGATTTGGATTTGCTAACGCTTTTCTAAATTTTTTTTGAATTCTTCTTGTAGCACGTCTTTTAGTGTTTAGTTTTGATAAATCTGCTAGCGCTTGTGTTCTTCTTTTTCTTTTTCTGAACGTTTTTTGAATATGTGTAACTACTTTTGTTCTTGAACTTAAAGCCGGTGCTGTTGGATCTAAAGCTGTCAATTCTTCTACTGGTGCCGGAGCTATTCTATTTATAGATCTTCGCGTTAATAATCTTTTTCCTAAACTTCTTAATTTTGCTGTTTTATTTCTTATAAAGTCCATATATATATTATTATACTATTTTTTTATAATGCTAATATATAGTATAGTATAGATTATGAATTATAATAAAAAAGAAACTAAAAATATTTCAAAGTTATTTAAGTTGATTAGTGAGAAAAAGTTCTTTTTAATGTTGATTTTTCTAAATTTAGTATTTCAACATTATATTACTTATTATGTAAGTGCTAATATTGATATTAACGCAGAAAAAGAAGAGGGTAAAGATGCTAATAAATATAACACTATTATTATTGTTAGTTCGTATATATTAGGTACTATTTTCGTTTTACTTTTAATATTTGTTCCTATGTCTATGATGTTCAAATTTCTAATATTTTCTCTCTTTTCTGCACTATATGGAATAATATTTTTATCCCTAAGTCATAATTTTGATCCGAATATTATACATGCGGCCGGTGTGGGAAGTGTTATTAGCTTCGTTTTTATGATATTTTTTGGAGTTGCTATGAGCGGTATTCGATTGAGTAATAAACTGGCTTTTGGCTTATTTTATTCTCTAATGTTGTTAATAATAGTAAGTGTTGTACAACGTTTTATTTATAATTATTTAGTTATTACAAAATTAATCCTAATTGCTCTTGCTTCTTTATTTGTATTATATATTGTAAATACAACCAACAATATATTACAACGCAATTATGAAGGAGATTTTATAACTGCTTCATTTGATTACTATATAGATATGTCAAATATTTTTAATGCCTTAAAAGTTGACGATGCATAATAATATACTATTTTTATATTTTTATATTATTATATTATTATAATAATATGAATTCTAAGAAATCAAATTTAGCAAATAAAAGCAAAAAATCTATTTTTAGGAATGATATAGCACAAGTATTTCAGTTAATTAGCGAAAAAAGAGTTTTCTTTGCGTTAATTTTAGCAAATTTATTAGTCCAACTTTTCATTACTTATTATGTAAGTGAAAATGTCAAAGTGGATGAAGAGAAAGATGCTAAAAAATTTGACGTTAAATATATTGGTGCGGTTATAGTAACAATTATTATTATTTTAATTTTGGCATTTTTTACTATGCCTCCATGGTTAAAATTCATATTGTTTTCTCTCTTTTCTGGTGCTTTTGGAATACTTTTAGCATATAGAAAATATGGATTAGATTCAAGTATAGTTAAGTCTGCGCTTGTCGGAACAGCCAGTATTTTTGTTACTATGTTTGTATTTGGAGTTGCACTAATAATGAGTGGTATTCAATTAGGGTTTATCACTGCTCTAATATTATTTTTTGCCTTATTAGCACTAATTATTATTAGCATTGTGCAATATTTTATTATTCAATCTTCATATCTTAAAAAAGTAATAGTCATAGCTTCATTACTAATATTTTCAGTATATATTGTGTTTGATACAAACATTATATTACAACGCAATTATGACGGTGACTTTATAAGTGCATCATTAAACTATTATTTAGATCTAATAAATATTTTTAGCGCATTATTGAGTGAAGGCGAGTAAGATATTATAGTTATAATTTTTTATTCTGTACAATGTATCTATATAGTTACATTAATTGTGCTTTCTCATTGTTTCATATAAATCTGCATATTCACGTTCTGTGTTACTATTTAGCGCTCTCAGCCTCTCTTCTATGTTATGTTTTTCTCCTTTTATTGATGGATTTTCTAACAATGATGCTATATCAATATCTATTTTATTAAGTTCTTCTAAATACTTGTCTTCTATAGCTTTCTTCTTTTTTATGGGCTCTAGAAACCTCTGTAAAGATTGTATATTATCCGTGAGTATAGTGATTTTATCTGACCTTTGTTCAGGTGTTAAAACTTTTCTATACTCATATTGATAAAGAGTTATATTTATTCTGTTCTGTAGTATACTTTTTTCTAATTCTTCTATTTTTTGTTCATACTCTAATATAAGTTTTTTTGAATCGCTTTCTAATGAACCTACCTCTTCTTTTAGTGGTGTATAATAATTCCTGTTTCCTGATAATAGTTCAGAAGATTCGGCTGCATCATCGCTAAAAGTAGGTATAGGTGGTAGTGGTGTATAATAATTCCTGTTTCCTGATAATAGTTCAGAAGATTCGGCTGCATCATCGCTAAAAGTAGGTATAGGTGGTAGTGGTGTATTTTGATCCCTTTTTTGTAATAATGATTCAGGTAGTTTTGATAGTTTTGGTGTTTCAGATAGTTCTGGTAGTTTTGGTGTTTCAGGTAGTTTTGGTAGTTTTGGTAGTTTTGGTGTTTCAGGTAGTTTTGGTCTTTCAGGTAGTTCTGGTAATATCACTACTCCTCCTTTTTTTGACATAATTCTATTATTTCGTTTACGACTAAAAAAATTTCTATTGTTTCTTCTTGTTCTTGTTCTGCTTGTTCTTGTTCTTCTTGTTCTGCTTGTTCTTGTTCTTGTTCTTCTATGTTGTGTTGGCATTTATATATATATAAAACAAAACAATATTCAGTTATTCGATTTTTTATATTATTTATTTTCTAAATAATATAGATTAAGGTATAGGAATAAACTTCCATCCTAAATCATCGCAAATCTTCTTCCATATTTGGTCTTGCTCTATGCGCTTTTCACGGTCTTTTAACATAGGAAAATATGGTAAAAAACTGCGCTCATTTAATAATTCACATAATTTATATAATGTATAATAATAGTTTAAAAAATTTACTCGTTCTTTAGGACAATATTTCGAATATGGCTTTTGTAATTCCATAAATAAATTACATAGTGTTTCTTCAAGCTCTGCGCTCATAATAGGTGGTCTAATTCCTAACTTATCTTTAATAAATGGTATATGTTCATAATATTTATTATAGCCCAAGTTTTTCAATATTTCCTTGGTTTTTTTATTTGATAAGTCACTCAAACTAATGCGCTCTTTCTTTATTTGGTTTTTAATGTTTTCAAAAACTTCGTCTGGAATATTTGTGCTTTCTTTAGCCTGAAATTGCGCCAAAATCTCCTTTAAATGGTTTATCCGTTTATATGCATAAGAGCACACTTCTTTTGGTGGTTCTTTATATGATGGTTTATCTATATCTATTAAATATTTAATACTATTAGAACAATTAGAGCATATTGTCATACCTTCACTTTCAACAAATATTAACTCACCATTATTACATATATTACATATATCGGATGGATAAATAAACTTGTCATAATTTAAATAATTAGGGTCAATATTATTAAAATATTTATCTATATTTTTATTGCTATCATTTTTTACTAATACATTTTTATTTGATTGTTCCATTAAGTTATTAGATATGTCATCATTTATATTTAATGAAAAAAATTGTTTGACAATATCATTTTTATCAGAATTTTCTATAGTTTCGTTTGCTGATATATTTTTCTTATTTTCAAAGTAATCAAAAATGTATTTAGAGTTACTTAAATAATAATTTTTTTCTTTATTCCTAAGAGCATTTATAGTATTTTTATTTTTATTAATAAGTTCCATTATTTCTGTTTTATTTTTTGCTTTTATTAACATATTTTCAAATTTCTCATTTTGCTTTAAACATTTAGGGATGATTACCTCTTCATTATGTTTAAATGATTTGGTTATTTCATTGTGTTTATTATCAAGCGTTGTTTTTATAACACCTGTTCTCTTCATATTGATCGTAATTATATTTTTAGTGTATTAAAAATTTATATATTAATTTTTGTAAATAAATAAATTTTTAATTCATTTATATTTTAATTCATTTATATTTTAATTCATTTATATTTTAATTCATTTATATTTTAATTCATTTATATTTAAAATAAAATTAAATTAAATTTAATTGAATTTAATTAAATTAATTAATTTAATTTTAAAAAATTATTTTCTTTAGGAATATTATAAAAAAATGGCTGGTGGTTTAATGCAATTAGTCGCCTATGGCGCTCAAGATGTATATTTAACTGGTAATCCCCAAATTACTTTCTGGAAGGTCACCTATCGTCGTCACACCAATTTCGCGATGGAATCGATTGAGCAAACTTTCAACGGCCAAGCTGACTTCGGTCGCCGTGTTACATGCACCATTTCGCGCAATGGTGACTTAGCTTTCCGCACCTATTTACAAATTACACTTCCTGAAATCGGTCAAACCTTAAAGAATAGTAGCGGTGATGTATACGCCAGATGGTTAGACTTCCCTGGTGAGCAATTAATTTCGCAAGTTGAAGTTGAAATTGGTGGCCAGCGTATTGACCGTCAATATGGTGACTGGATGCACATTTGGAATCAGCTAACATTATCGAAAGAGCAAGAACGTGGCTACTATAAAATGATCGGCAACACCACTCAATTAACATACATTTGCGACCCCGACTTTGCCGCAGTTGATGGCCCTTGCTCCGCTGACGGTGTTCGTCAGGTGTGCGCTCCTCGCAATGCGTTACCAGAAACTACTCTATATGTTCCACTTCAGTTCTGGTTTTGCCGTAATCCCGGTCTTGCTCTTCCCTTAATTGCTTTACAGTACCACGAAGTAAAAATTAACTTAGACATTCGTAATATTGAAGAATGCTTATGGGCTGTAAGCAAACTTGATGGTTTAGGTATTAAAGTTAATGATGCCTACAAGCAGTCGTTAGCGGCTGCCTCGCTTTTTGTTGATTACATTTTCTTAGACACTGATGAGCGCAGACGTATGGCGCAAAATCCTCACGAATACTTGATTGAACAGCTTCAATTCACCGGTGATGAATCGGTTGGTTCATCATCCAACAAAATCAAATTGAATTTAAATCACCCGTGCAAAGAATTAATCTGGGTTGTTCAGCCCGACATCAATGTTGATTATTGCGCGTCGCTCACAGAGCGCCATTCGCTAAATCACTTGCT